CCCGGCACTGTGTACACCGTAGTGGGAGAAGTCCCTATTGACGTAGATGTGTAGTTTTTAAAAGTATTTGCCATGATAATTACCCTAATGCGATAGCTAAAGCCAACGCCGTATCTTCTGTTGCTTTTGTGTCTATTTGTGCTTGCGTATTAGAAACTGCCATTGCATCTACAACAGCGGCAGAAGCTCCAGCACCATCAAAATATATAGTCTTATTTTGTCCATTCGCTATAGTAACATTAGCCCCCGAACCTTGACTTATATTAATGCTCTGAGAGCCTGTAGTGGCGTTTTCTACCCACATCAAACGGCTGATTGTGTTTGGGCCAATAGTGAGTGTACGAGTTGCTGTAAGGGTCGCACTGGAGGTTACTTTCAGGTATATAGCACGAGCAGGGTCAGAGGAACCGTCGGCTATAGTAGTGGTCGCATCTGCGTCAGAAGCAAACCCGTCTTGAGTAGAATAACTAAGAGACTCTGCAATAAGCTCTAGGTTGGTGTTGGATACAGTACCCCAGCTACCAATTTCATCGCCTGTAGTTAGCTCTGTTAAGCGTAAATCATTATCGTAAGTAGCCATAATTTGTCTCGTTTATGCTGTGTAACTACCAGAACTTGTCCATCTTATAATCGTGTAAGAGCCACTTGTTGTAACGGTAGGAGAGCCGGTAACTGTACCACTATAATCGGAAGTTAATACTCTAATGTACACTACTCCGCTACCACCTGCCGCGCCATCTTCATAGCTACTACCGTAAGCACCACCACCGCCGCCACCGCCAGTGTTAGTTGTACCGGCAACTGCCGCAGAAGAACTACCAGTAGCCCCTGCACCACCACCTCCTGAACCACCCGAGCCACCAGAAGAAGTACCGCCGCCGCCACCGCCACCGGCCTTATCACCATAAGTAGGTACTCCAGCAGGCCAAGTGTAACCTGCTCCACCAGAGCCGCCAGAGCCGCTAGAGCCGCTAGACCCCACACCACCTCTACCACCGCCACCACCGCCAGAGCCGCTAGACCCACCAACAGCCGCGTTAGCACCACCGTTATTACCCTGACCAGCCGCTACTCCACTCGTTGCGCCCTTACCCCCAGCAAGTGATGTACCATCGGGGTCTGCCGCACCACTACCCGAACCGTAGGCTTGGTTAGCGGTAGTTGGGCCACCTACACCAAAAGCAAATTGATCGACCGGATCTGCCGCACCGCCGCCATATCCACCGTATCCGGTTGCAACAGAGGATAATGTAGAGTTTGAACCTTGACCCCCGCGAAAAGACGAACCAGCACTACCGCCCGCCCCTATCGTAACGGAATAAGTATCGCCTATAGTAAGTGTACTTGACCCTATCTGCATACCACCTGCGCCACCACCGCCACCGCATCCAGTGTTGGAAATGTAGTTGCCTCCGCCGCCACCGCCACCAGCGATAACAGAATACTCAGCACCGTAAGCGGTTTTTTCTCCGGTTCCCCCTAATATGGCTAAATGGATACCACTCATTAGCTGACGTTACCTGTAATTGCGCAGACTGTACCAGATATAAACAAAATCGTTGCTACGCCTCTAGTGGCTAAAGTGACACTAGATACGTCTGCATCTGCGCCAGCGATATATGCCGTACTTATTGAACAAGTTATGGTTACATTGCCCGTAGTATTGTTAAAGATGCTTATAGCGTCACCTTCTGAAAAAATGGCATCCGGAATAGTAATTGAACCACCGCTCTGTACCTGCACATACTGGCCTACATCAGAAGTCGTAAGGGTATAGCTGGTTGTTTTAGTGCCAACTGGAGGGATTGCTCGTACACTGCCCTCTTGATCTGCCAGCGTGGTAAAAGTTCCTGCCGCCGCCGAGGACCCACCGATAACCGCGCCATCTACTGTACCGCCGTTAATATCGGCTGTAGTAACGGTTCCTAAATCAGAGATTGTTGCCCCGCTAAAATTACCTGTACTAGTAACAGTAAGGTCTGCATACGACGCTGACGTTGTTGCTAGGGAGAGAGTTGTGGTTATGTCTACCACTGCCGCACTGCCTCCGGCACCGTCTAAATAAAGAAGCTTTGAATCTCCATTTTCAATAGTTACTGTGCTACCACCACCTTGAGCTATAGATATACTCTGAAAGCCTGTAGTAGCGTTCTCAATAAACATAACCCTAGACACCGTATTTGGAGCTATAGTCAAGGTTCTTGTAGCGGTTAAGGTGGCACTAGAGGTGACCTTAAAATACATGGCTCTAGCCGGGTCGGCTATTCCATCCCCTATGGTAGTAGTTGAATTAGCGTCGGTAGAAAAACCGTCTTGTGTGTCGTAGCCTAGCGCATCTGCTATAAGTTCTAGATTAGTATTGGTGCTAGTTCCCCAAGTACCGTCTTCTGCACCTGTGGCAATTTCTTTAAGTCGTAAATTGTTTACATAAGTAGCCATTCTTTTTTACCTCAAACCATTGTATGGCCTTCTGCCGCAGGGACGCTTGTTGCGTATATTTTCATGTTTTTTTGCAAATTCAAGGGTTGTCCGCAGTCTGAGCAGGTATCCGCCTCAAGCTCCGATTCGTCTAAATCAAACCCACAGTTAGCACACAGTATCTCAACTTCATGTTTTGGATCTATGCCAATATCTAAATTAGTCGCTTCTGTAAGCGTCCTCATGCCGCTATCTCCGTCCATATGTCTGAGCCACTGGGTGTTACCTCTACCCAAGTTGGCGTTTGGTCTGGAATTATGTTACCCCAAACAAGAACTGTATTTAGTTGTCCAGTTGCCTCTACGCCTGTTGGGAAGACAGTTGCACCTAGTTCTAGCGATACATCGCCAACCGCCCCGTTAGCCGCAACCCCCGTAACAAAGACATAGGTTACAGTTACTACACTAGCCGTACCTAATGCGCTAGTTCCGGCAACGCCTGTAACGCTTATATTAACGTCCGTGGTAACAGATGGTGTTCCTAGCCCAGCGGTTGCCTCTACACCGGTAACATTAGCATTAGCATCACCCGTAACAGTAACATTACCCGCTGTTTCGTTGATTATATCGGTAGAACCATTGGTACCGTCAAAATGCAGTAGTGCTGTAGTGTCTCTGTCTACTTCGTACTCTGCAACCGGCTCTGTGAAGGATGTGCCTTCATAACGAGCTACAGATGAAAGTCGTACCTCATCAATATACCCGTTAAAATCACCAAAGCCATTTTTACCAATAGCAAAAACGCCATCATCTGAGCGGTTTGCAGTAGAACTTGAAGCCTCTAGCACACCGTTTATGTAAAGCCTGTGAACATTCCCTTCTCTTTCAACAGAGATCATAGTCCAGACGTTCGCGGAAATTCTGGTACTAGATAAGAAGAGTGTTGTTGACCCTGCAACAGTACCTTGAACCTGATCTCCGATCAAATACACATTCAGCAGTGAGCTTGTACCTGACTGCCACAAGCCTTTGTAGCCTGTAACACTTGTCGGACGAATCCACATATCTACTGTGAAATCGCCAGAACTTAGGTCAATGTTTTCGTCAGACGTTACAAAGTCATCTGTGCCATCAAGCAGTAGTGAAGCTGAACCAAACTTAGCTTGGGCAGTTGAAAGTTGAGCATCACCATCTGCGGTAAATTCAGAACCGTTATTTAGTGTTGAAGCCTCTGCGGAAACCCCAGTCGGGAATACATTTGCGTTGGCTATAACCGATGGAGTCCCAAGCTCTGCTGTAGCGGCTTGGCCTAGAACATCTATATTGCCGTCAGCATTAGCAACTACGTTGCCTAACGTTGTAGTGCCCTGAACCCCTGTAAGGCTGACTGAAACGCCAGTGGTTACGGATTCTTCACCAAGAGACGTAGTGAGTTCAAAGGTGCCGTAGCTACCTTCACCCCACGGGCCAAAACCCCACGGGCCTCGACCCCAACCCTCAAATACGACTCTTACGTCAGCCATATTAGGCTATCCGTATAATTGCGTTAGACGCATCCGCTGTTGGGAACACAATAGTAAAGTCACCGGCAGAGGATGATTTGTCCGAACCAAAATCCAGTACCGCAACAGACTTATCAGACTGAGTGCTGTTGTAGATCAACGCGCCCCTAGCTGTAATAGTCGATGTAGACCAAGTGGTATCGTTAAAATCAAGATACGCTGTTGTACCAGAGCTAGTAGGAGCTACCGTAGTTAGTGTGTTACCACCTGCGGTATAGCCTGTTCCAGACGTTTCATTAGTCGTGCTGTACGCGGTTGTAGTTGAGTCTAAAGTAGCAGAGCTAGTGAACAGGGCAATTTTCATTGTATCCGCTGTTGTACCAGCACGAGCCACTGTGGTTCCAAAGGCGTGAATGCCGTTAAGCAATTCAACCTTGAAAGAAGTACACATTGCTTGTGTGATTGCCATGATTATTACCTCATAGTTTGCTAATAATTCGAGCCAAGTCAGCGTGGCCCTGTTTTGCTAACTCGGCACAAATAGTAGTCCTATCTGAGCGAATCGCCTCTTTCATATAGAAAATTATTAATTCTCTTATATGATCCTTAAACACCATAGCTTGAGCCTTGACCATTGGGTCTGCTGTTTCGCTAATAGAAATCAATTTTTCTATAGCTCGTTCTGCAAGCTCTTCGGGTGTATGACCACGGTTTTTCGTGGCAAAAACTTTTACATCTATGGTTTCACTTGTATCTGCGCTAATTCCATTTATCATAACTAAGCTTTATCCCTTATTATTAAGCCCGTTCTATAAGCATCCGTAACTTCTTTAGCTTCACCAAAGTTCTTCAACGCAATTACCGCTTCGGTAAATCGTTTATCGTAATCTTGCATGATATCGGGCTCACCTTTCATATAAGTGTAAGCTTCAATAAGCGCACCATACAGCAACGACACCTCCGCATTAGTGCTTAACCATGTAGTGCCGCTATCGGCACCTGCAGTCAAACTAGCGGGTCTGTAAAAATAATGTAACTCGACGGCGTAACTACTATCTGGCGTGGGACCAATTATAAAATTATCCACGTCAAATAAAGCGTAATATCTGGGGGACCCTGTCGTTGCCGGATTAGGTGTAAACTCTTGTATAAAGTTAACATCCTTGTACTCTAAAAAGATTTTATCTGAGCTACCGTCCGTAAAAGACAAAGAAAAAGGAGCTAGATAATCACTTGGTGCCGCTAAATATTTATTAGAAGCGGTCAGATTTGCTGTGGCATTTTTACGAAACAAGGTTAATTGAACATTTTTCAGAATGCGCTCTTCAGCGTTCCGTATAAAAATAGGAAGATTGTTTACAAAACTAGTCTCTGTGTTCTGAGTATAGTCTTGGATTGCACTTTTTAGTTCCGCGTATGTAAAACTCATGTTGTTGTCACCGTAACTGTACCAACCTGCGCAAAAGCGGTAACTGGTTTTAATTGTGGGTTTTCTACCAAAGGAACTCCTACATATACATCTATTGGCTCAACCCTATCCGGTCTTGGATTAAGCAATGCCTGCGGATCTACAACTTTGCGCCTTGGATTAAGCTGTGGTTGTTTTGGCTCATACTCGTCTTTACCGACTAAAAACCCGGTCCATTCCTTTTTCATATCGTTTAAACGATAGCGGAACCCCGACCTATCGGATATACCATATGCAAATTTTCCGGAGGAATATTTAGCCATTACAAATCTCTAGAATAAGCTAGTGTAGGCACAAGGTTAGTGGACGCTCTGTCCCTATCCTCAGTAATTGCTCTTTCCATTTCTTCTTCGTATAACTGTTTTAGCAAAACAATTCTGTCAGGAGCTTTCTTGATAGAAATGTAATACGCCAAACCAGCGGCTAAGGCCGGGTAAAACCTAAACGGTAACTCGACTGTGTTAACAGGAGTATCCGCATCATCTAATCTAACTAATCTATCAAATACGACTTGATCGGTACTGTTATCCGGAGTAGGCCAAACTTTCAATACAGGAGATATTTGCCTATCTAGAAAAAACTGTGAAGGTCTACCCTGTGTGCTTTTAGTAGGAATATTTAAATAATCATCCCGACTAAGCCTTTCTAGCCCGTAATCCGTATTACTTCTGCGTAAAACCAAAGAAAGTATATCAATCGTATCTGCATCCAAAGTATAAGAAGACGTGCCTTGAACCATATTTACGGTAGTTTGCGTAATAGTCCACTGATTCAAACCCCTGTTTGCCCAATCAGCAAACAGAAGATTCATAGATCTTTTTGCGGTTTTTAGATCATAACCAGTGCGCATTTCTTTGCCGCACCGCTCAAAAGCTTCTTCTATGTAGTCCGCAACATCTAACTCAAAGTTTTTGGAGCCTGAGACAGCCATTTACTTACCCTTTTTGACCATGCCACCGCCGCGTAGTTTAACGCCGCGACCTTTTAATATGTCTTTTTTGGTAACTTTACCGTCACCGGTCAGGTCCGGAAAAGATTTAGACTTGCTTGCCGCACCGCCTTTATTCATCTTCTGAACCATGCCACCGCCACGCATCTTCTTAACCGGGGAAGCATTTTTTACTTTTGCTTTTCCAATATTAGAAGAAGCTTGCATCTTTCTAGGACTCATCGCCATTGCTTAGTCTCCTATGTAATTCGTTACGTTTTTCGTAAATCTCAGCGGCATCATAGCTACCAAAATAATTATCGTAATAGCCTAATTTAGCTATTTTTTGTGCGGCTTCTTGGACCTTAGTTAATCGCTGAATAAATATCATGGCATATTCGGTATCAACTATAGGATCAAAACTGCCGTCATCTATTAGCTCGTTTGGGTCCTGAAACGGGTGAAAACCCATCAACCATGCGTCTCTGTTAATAAAAAAACCGTTCGCAATGGCTTCATTTAAACCGTCTAAGTATTCATGGAAATCATCAGGATTAGGCTGAAAAGCCGTGTCCACAACAATCACCAAATCTACCGCATCATCCCATGTCGATATGACCTGACAGATGTCTTGATAATTATCCGGTTCATGCTTAAAAATAACCGAAACCTTATCATCCTTCCATGCTTTTTTTGCATACGGGCATGGAGGCAACCCGTTGAATTCTTTACTCTTTTTCTCAAGAGCGTATTTTGACCAAGCTTTTATTTCGCTTATTATTTCCTTTTCTTGGCCAACTAAAAACTGGTGCATACCTAAGTATATTGAGTCCGTTTACGGCGATTAGACAACACTGCGCCACAACCTTTATTTAACTTAGATACCGGCCCACCGTTCGCGGCCCGCATCACCTTTGCGGCTTTAGTATTGGCCACAAATTGCTTACCCTTAGAGCCTTCTTTCTTTTTCTTTCTTGCCGTAGAAGCCCGTTGAGACTTACTCAAACTATTGGCTTTGGCTCGTGGCAAACAGCGGTCAGGGTTCTTCTTGTTCTTCGATGTGCCGCATTCACCTGCAACATTGCCAGAACTGTCTATTCGGACCCAATCTTCGTTTAGCCACTTTTTAAGCTCACCAGCCATTTACTTCTTTTTCCTCTTAGACCCTTTGGCATAATTAGGGTCCTTGCAATACTTAGAAGCGGCTAAATTAGCGTAAGCACTTGGATACTTGTCAAAAGTTCGTTTAGCCCATGCTTTACCCGCGGCGCAAATCTTATTTGATTTTGCTTCGCCGCCCTTGGCCATCTTTACAACGGTGCCTTGTTTAACTCGAGCTACCATTTTTTACAACTCCAGTATCTAGCACTAAACTTGTCTTTAGCCGTATCGCAATTGTGCCTAGCTCTGAAACTTTTTCTTCTGGCGGGCTGATCCTTCTTTATAGTCATGTTCGGATCGCCAAACCGTACTAGCTTAATGTCCTCACCTTTTTTAGCTAATACAGCAAATTTTTTATTTTTGCCCGGAGTTCTTTTAGGTTTATTAAAACCAGCAAAAGTCTCCCCTCTATATTTAATTTTTCCCGAAGGAGTTCTGGTAACATCTTTGGCAGAGCTCATTACAACTCATCCCCATTTTTTATATAAGTTATATCGATCGTCGCAGAAGCTGTAATTGTGCCGCCCGCAGAATCAGCCTCTGCGCGGACTTCAATATCTGTTTTTTCGGAAAAAGCAATTGGGTTCCAATACGGAATACTGGTTGAGTTATTGGCTAAGGTCACCCGGTCCTTAACATTAAATACACCACCGTCAGGTCTTGCCACCAACGTAAAGATAGCAAACTTGCCAGCAGAGGAGGAGGCTGAAACATCTTTTTGGTGAAGATACGCAGTGTAACCTCTTGGAACAGTCCAGAGACACATGAGGGTTTGGTTGTCACCAATGGAAACTGTGGCATATTTATTTGTTGGAACACCGCCCGAAGGCGTTGCTTCTGTACCTACATACAAGACGCCTGCATTAGCTCCGCCAGATCCGGCAGTGTTTACAACAATACGATTGACGCGATACCAGTTCAAAGCACCGTTTAACTGAACCCCTGTTTGACCGTTTAGCGAAACAGTTTCACTTATTTGGTCAAAATTTGCGTCTAACCCAGACACAGTGGCCGTTCTAGCTCCTGTCCCCGCAGAGGTGTCCGCGGTGGAACTGCTAGAAATATACATGGTGGAAGCGGCTGTAGGATAAACATATAAGCCGCCTTGTGACCAAACAGTCTCGTTTGAATTCGCAATACTTGGATTATAGCCAAATTTGTGAACAAACTCGTGATATGCAATTTGACCACGTGAAACCTGTAACTCAAAAGGTTCCGAAGTTCCTATTCTGGTTATGGACGAGACTTCACGTGACATAGTCTTACCCTAGCTATAGAAAATAGTTAATGCCGTTACATTTGTCGCGGCACTTACATAAACATCGTCGGTAAATAACAGACCTTCGTCTGGAATATTTACAGAGTGAGTAGAGGACTGTACAAAGTCTAAATCGACTACCGTAGAGCCCCCGTTTCCGTCTGTAAACGTTAATCTACCGGCACCGGCTCCTACAAGAACCTGCACCTGACGTAACCGAGCACGACCTACTGAGGCCGCGCCCGTTCCTGTCAGACGCTTTGCTTTAACGTCTGAGTTAGCCATTACTTAGCTCCTGTTTTTTTAGCGGCCTTTTTAGGCGCAGTTTTTTTCACAGGCTTTTTAGCCCCTGACTTGTTGTTGAGCTTTCCCATCATAACCCCCTATTAAACAGCGGCTGAGAACGGTGTAGCTTCTGTGCCGGTAGCGGCTTGACGAATGACCACAGAAAATTTACCGGAATAAACGTCCTGAAGTTCAATTTGGCCGCCAAGAATACCGCCTGTGGTCGAACCATCAAGCGTAATCGTGTCAGAAGCCGCCACAGTTTCAAAGATAGAAGCGGTGTTGCCGCCATCGTTTGCAACGATAGCTACACCAGCCATGGTGTCATCAGAGCTTGCTACCTGAATAATATAATCATTCGAGGTTACAGTGGTTTTTACAAAAAACTTGTAGATATTACCTGTTCCTGTAGCCGCAGGAAGAGTAACAGTAGCCCCACTAGCAACGTCCAGAAGCATTGTGCGACCAGCGTGGTTAGCAGAAGTGAGAGTTACGTCAGCGTCTACAGTTACGAGAGAGCCGGAACCATTAATGAAGCCATTAGTGCTTGTTACCGGACCTGAAAAAGTGGTTGAAGCCATTAGAATTACCTCTTGCACAAGGTTTGGTTTCGTAGTCTGTGCAACGTCAGGCGGGCAAGAACCTGTCTACGAAACTAATTGGTGCCCAAATTTAACTATACCCCAAAAAAGAAAAGGCGGCAAACGCCGCCTTTCCCCATCTCAGATAAGAGATTACGCGGCTCCGGGAGTACCGAAAACGGCTCTCCAATCAGATACACCAAAGGAGTACCTTTCACGAGCCTTGAAGCGCATATTGCCGGTGTCAAAGTCACCTTCCATTGCAGTCTTAATAGGAGTGCGCTGGAAGAGTTTGAAACCATTAGGAGCGTCTGTCTTTATGAAGTACGCATCAGTGTCAGTCAAGAAATGATTGACCACTGCGCCGTCTGGGATCATTCCCATGGACTTCATAGCGTTCAGATCGTTGTCTGCAGTGCCGGGACGCAGGTTGGAGTTGATAACCCTTTCTGCAATAAACTGCAGTTCTTTTGGAATTATCAGCTTCATGCCGCGTACAGCAATCTTCAGACCACGCTCATCAGTCAAACTAGCAATGTCAATCAGCATCTGCTCAAGAGAAGTCTCATTGAGGTCAGCGGCAGTTGACAGCTGGTTACGCTGGTTTCCGCTCAACGAAGGGTGAGCAGATGAACACAGAGCGGCTCCATCACCAACTGGGTAGTTGGTATCAAAAGCATTGTTAAGTACAGAAGCGGCCTTAACCTGCTTAGTCTGAGACATTGAACGTGCCAGAGCACGTGTGTAACGTCCCGCCAAACGGTCGTAGAGGTTATCCTCAACAGCTTCTTCCGTGATGCTAAACGCAAGAGAGATAGTCTCGTGCGTGTAACGAGCAGTGTAAGTTTCCTGCGCGTCGTCATAAGTAATGGCTCCACCCTCGGATTTAACCGGAGCAGATCCAAAACCAGACAGCATCTGTTCTTCCTCAAACGCACGATCAGAGGACTCTTCGTCGAAAATTTCGGCGTGTTCTCTATCGTAACGATCGTATTCCATCCCGAACAAGGCATTTAGTCCGGGTTCTAGCTCTTTCGCTAATTGAGCGCGAGAAATAGCCATGGTTAAACCCCCTTAAATGCCGGTGGAATCCGCAGTGGTCTGAGAATCAAACCTGCGAGTTCCAGCGTTGAAATGTGCGTTCAGACGTACCATCAGCGGTATACCTGCGGCGGTATAATCGCTGTTAGAAGCATCGTCCATAATCCCAACAATGCGCAAAGGCAGAGTTGCTGTAGTGTTTACAGAAGAAACGGACAGTGCTCCACTTGCTACGCCAGTATTGGACGAACCACTACGGGCAGACGTACCGAGAGATGCATTTGCAAACACAGTTGCAAGTGCAGTAGCGCGGTCTGTCAATGAAGCGTCTGAAGCTACTTTAAAGAGTTGATTTGGGTTGTCAGCCACATACGCCTTTACAGGGTAGTTTGTGTCTACGCTGACTGAACCCGAACCGGGCCAATAGTTAAGCCAAACCGGTTTCTTTTGAACCGAATCATGGTATTCGACACCCATCAGAACACCCAATGCCTGAGTAGTACCACCGGCAGTATCGCCAGCCTGATCAATTACTCCAGCCGCCAAAGGAACGACTATGGAATACTGATAAATAGCATTGGTGTTGTTAGAGGCAATTTCATACTGGGTAACACCAGTAGTGTTTGCACCGCTACCAACTAGCCCGATAGGACGAAGACCGTAGGCAGTTGATTGATTTGCCATGAGGAATTCTCCTTCCTATAGGGTGACCTACTGTTTACGTGGGCCACCAAAAGTTACACGAGATTGACGATCAGGTTTAGTAATCGTCATTGTATTATGAGCATTTTCTCGCATCATATCCTGATCAACGGCTTCCATTAGATCTTGGCTCTTTTCACGGAAATACTGCGTCCGCTCTGCAACCGTTTCTACTGGAAGTCTTGCGAGAATCAAACCTCCAACGCCAAAAACACCTTCAAATCTACCTGAATCAATCACCGGAGCTTCAAAATCAGGATATTCGTCAGCGCGAACTAACTCATAACCTTCTCTCATTCGAGCAGAAATGTTTTTACGGTCATCAAAACCGCGCACTTCAGCCCTTATCCAACGGTGTATGTACCCTTCGGGTGCAGGTGGTGCATCTAACGCAGAGGGGGGAGCCCAAGGCTTACGCCTTTGCTCTTTCTCCCTAGAATTTTTTGCGCGAGGAGAACGATCAATACCCTCAAATCCTGTTTGTTCAGTTTTCTTGGTCATTTTCGTCTCCTATTTAACGTATTTCGCGTATTCTTCAAGTGGCACACCTAATTTCTTTGCTATTGCAACTTGGCTTGGTGTGAGTTTCCGTGTGCGTCCAGATCTCGCTGAAGAGCGAGAGCCACCAGCTACGTTTTGGACGGGTTTTTTAGCCGTAGCAGTGGAATTTTCATTCGTAAACTTGTGAGGGAACTCAGTTCGCATACGAGTATCAAGCTCACTATAATACTCATCGCTCTTGGGGTCAAACTGTTCATCTTCTACAAGTTTCTTGTGTATACCAAACGCGGCAAAGGTCATAGCCTCGTCTTGACCAAACCATGAGTTTTTAGAAGCCCAATCCTCGGCCTTCGGGTCTGGTCTGCGCGGTTGAGGCGGTTCTGCAGGCGGCGGCTGTTGTTTTTCATACGCCGACCTAGCTTCTTGAGCTCTTTTAGCTTCATTATACCTATCCGCGGCCACAGCAAGTTCCGTAAGTCTTTTCTGCGCGGCTACAGTAGCAGTAGAATCCCCTAAATCAACGGCACGTTTTAGCTCGGCCTCCACCTGCTGTTGCTCTATGCCAAGCCTACTACCATATTCGGTCATGTAGCCTTCGTCTAAGCTTTTAACGCGAGTTTTTAGCTCCTCGGCCTCTTTCTTAACGTTCTGAGCATAGCTCAAGGCTTCCTCGCGCTGACGCTCTGCCTCTCGCATCTTCTTAGTTAGACGGTCTATCCTCTTTTGGACAGACGCGCTGTATTGCTCGTGTTCGTCGTCTTTTTCTGCAGATTCCTCTGCCTGTAACGGTTCTTCTTCCTGATCAGAATTATCAGTTTCTTCTGGAAGCTCAACCTCTACTTCTTCAGTATCGGATGTATCCAAATCAACCGTTTCTTCGTTTTCTACAATTTCTTCAGCCATGATTTAGCCCCTTAAAAACTAATAATATCTTCAGGATCGTTTATTGTGGCCAAGATCTCA